TATCCATTAGAATTCAAAGTTCCAACTTTTTTTCCTATTAATTTTTTATATTTATGATTTTTATAATAAAGTTTACCATCACAATATACAAATAATTTATCCAATAATTCTTTATTAATCATAATGTTATCGATCTTCATTAGCTAAATTCTCTGCAAATCGTTCAAGTTGTAAAGCAATGTCGCTTATATCTACAGCAATTTCATAAGCTCGTATTGAATCTAATTCTTTACAAGCAATTTCATATTGTTTAATTAAATGCAACAGGATTTGGAATGGATGGTTCATAATGTAGCTCTTTCTAATTGTCTATTGGATGCTTCTTGTGATCGCCATATGTCAATTTTCATTTGTGCTGCAATTAACTGCCAGCGTAACTTTTCTTCTACCTCAACAGCAGTTCTTAATCCTTCTAGCAACTCCTGATATTCCAAGTTAGCATAAGCATCACGTTCTTGAGCTGCCATTGTTTCAACTCCTTTTAACTGTGCTATTTGCATTAAAAGTGCTTTTTTAGACTTTCTAAATTCTTCGATATAAATACGTTCCGACTTAGCTTTTGCATATTTGCCAGCGTTTTTAAGTAAAAATTCCACGACTTTATTAGGATTTTCCATTAATTTCCTTAAAATAATAATGATTGAGTTGCTACTTTGCCACCAGAGTCATATCTTTTAGTATCACCTTTTGGATATGGTTCAGATTTATATAAAAGTTTTGAATTTAATATTTTTTTATCGTTTTTAGTTCCATGAAAATAGATATAACGATGTTTTCTACTTCGTTCTGTGTAATAAAAATCATCACCATATTTTTCTTTTATTGATTCTAAAGTCATGCCATCGCTTATAGTTTTACTATGTTTATGCTCTAAACCTTTTATAGTCCAATCAACTCTATTAGCTGATAAACCTGTGTATAAAAAATTAGTAGCTTGATAAACATAACCTATATGTCCTTGTTCTGTATCAGCATAAGAAACAATAATGGTAGGTTTTGGAAGTAATTTAATTGAATTAGCGACTAAATAACTAGCTTGATTTTTATCATTTTCTAATAAACAAACTCGATTTAATTCTAAAACTTTGTCAGAATATTCTTTTCCACAAATACCCATACATAATGATGGACTAGCAGGTATTCCATATGTAATTACACCTACTAAAATATTATCTTTATATAAACCAAAAGCATACATAATTTGTGGAATACGTTTTGCATAGTGTTTTTTTAATAACCATTCGTAAGTTTCTTCATTTTTAATCGGAAGAACTTTCATAACATCACCAAAGAAAAATCTGATTCCTGAAATAAACCCGGTAAATTTGTATTTAAATCAATTTTCCAAAGATTTATGTTTTTTGATGCTTTATAACCAACATGGTTTAATTTACCTTTAGACCAAGTTCCATATTGATTAAATCCTATTTTTTTCCAAAAATGATTACTTTCTAAATCTTCTCTACAACGCAAAGTAAATCCTTTACGATTGAATTCATTACAAAAATCTCTGCATACAGTTATTAATGCAGTTCCATATTGCAATCTTCTAGCGTCATTTCTGACTGCAATTTGTTGAATTTTTGCGTAAGTATCTACTTTTTTACCAGGTGTAATAAACACATAACCAACAGCATCATTGTTTGCTTCACAAATTAAAATAATAAAATTACGACTTCCACCCCAAACCTGACTTTCTATAGTAGTTTTTGGAATAAAACCTACAGCATAAGAATTTTCTTTTTGTAATTTATCAACTAAAAGTAAATCTTTTACAGTTGATGTTCTTACTGAAATATCACCTAATTGGTATAAATTTTGAATAATTCCTGTAGAACAATCAAATTTTCCTAAAAAACTCATTAATTGCTCTCCAAATAATTAATAATTGGTTGTTGAAAACTCTCTGTAAACTGCTGACTTTTTCTATCAAACCACAGTCCCAAAGTACCTTCCCAATCACCATTTCGTTGTTTTGCAGTAATTAAAAATGTGTCTGGTTGCGTATTGTCAGCAATTCTGTTCTGTTCTGTTTCTTTTTCTTTTAATCTGTTTCTAGCAATTAAAATGACGTTATCAGCTAAATCAGTAATAACTCCTGAACCTTTAATATCCTTCTTTTCTGCAATTCGATTACTTTCTCCACCTTTTCTAATGTGGTGAACCAAATGAATGTGCATCTTTGTTTCTTTAGCAACATCGCATAAAGCATCTACCAAGTCTTTTTGTCCGTTAAAGTCATCTTCTCCTCTAACTAATTTCATCATAGAATCTAAAATGATGTGATCGCATTTTAAATGCTGTTTTGCATAACGACATAAAGCAATAGCTTGCCATGCATCTAATCTACCTTGATGGTCAAATAAATAGGCTTTATCTTTTTTCCACTCCATAAAGTGTTCAATATCACGATTAGACACGTTTAAAGAGCCTATGGCTTGACGAACCATGCGAGATAAGGTCTTAGTAGGTGTCATCTCTAAAGAAGCCGTTAAAACCGTTTTATGGGCTTTTAAGAGAGATAGTTTTAATTGACCTAGAATCAACGATTTTCCTGATCCGTTTTCTCCAGCCCAAATTGTTAGTTCTGAATGTCTTAATCCGACAAGCTGGTCTAGTTTCGCAAAAGGAAGTTTATCGCCTTCAATACCTAAATGTCGGTTTTTATAATACGTTTTAATTTCTTCTTCAAAAATAGACTTTTCTTTAATCTGGTACATAATGTCGTGATATTCACGATACTGCTCTAAATCAATGTTTACTAACATGAACTTCGCTCTCCGAATCTAATCCAATTAGGATTTTTGGTTTTATGTTTGTTAAATGAATAAACCACGCTGCAAATTGTTCATCCGTACAATCACCATGAATTAAATTTACAACTTGGTTTGTTAAAAATGCTAAATCAATACTACGAGGCATATCTTTTTCTGTGTAAATGGTAGGCATAGGACAATAACTGTCTTTAGGATCAAACCAGTCAGGTTTAGTACCAACGATGACAAATACTCCATGTAAGTAATCATTGTTGTACCAAAACTTAAAGGCTTCATCTTGACCAATCATATAAAGTTCACCTGTTCTTTTGTTTGAATTCCTACTTTAGTACCACCTGAATCTTGACATCTTGAAAACCATCCACTTAAAAATTTGTTGTAATTACTTTTCTTTTTTGTTGGATTTGCTTTTAACCATACTATTGCTTTAGATAACTCAATTTCTAAATTAACGGCTGGATATGCTTCTTTCCACAATTTCTTTTGAGCATCATCAATATTTTCAAAACAATTACTTTCGGCATTGAAGCTAATTGCTTTCGATGCACCCATACCCATACCCATACCCATACCCAAGCCGTCATCTGTCTGACATATGTCTGTCATTTGACCGCAATCTGCTGACGGATATTTTCCTTTACTTCTAACTCTTTGTTCCCATTTAAGAATTTGTAAATATGGTTTATCTTCTACTTGATAGCAAATTGCTAACTTATGTTTGACCAATGACCGCAAATGGTTGTCAATTTTTTCAAGTTTTAAGTTTTCTTTTAATGGATAACAACGTGATTTAAGAATAGGAAGTCTGGCATCCATACGACCAAAATCATCGCTAACAACTAATAAACGATAAAAAAATACTTCTTCTTCAGCAGTCAGTTCATTTAAAGCTGATGAATCAACAATACCTTCTTTTAACAATCTATTCGGCACGATTATTCCTTATTTTGTTCCAACAAATACCACAAAAATATTTAAAACGCTTATTTGACGAATAAAATGTTTTTGCATTGGAAATATCAGCAGCGTTTAAAACTTCTTCAAATGGCAATTTATCTAAAAACATTTTTATAGATTCAAAATCAGTTTTAGGAAATCCATCTCTTGCTTTTTCATCAAATAATTCAGCAATATTCCAAGCCATTTCTTCTTTTCTATACCTAGATTCAAAAATTATTTTTTGATATTCAATTATTTGTTTTTCCTGTTCAGCTATTTTTTGAGATTTAATTTTTAATGATTCAGGTATTAAATTTAAAGATTTAGCTCCTTTTCCTAAATTACATGGCTGACATGAAGTTATTAAATTATCAATTTCATTTTCACCACCATCAATTACAGGAATGATATGATCAACTTGTAAAACTTCATGTGTAGGTGTAACACCACAATATTGACATTTAAAACCATCACGTTTAAAAACATCAAATCGCAATTTTTTTGATAATGCTTTTCTTGGCATTTCATTCTCCAAAAATATCAGGTCTAAGCATTTCTCTAGTCAATCTACCTTCTGACAATTCAACTATTTTTCTTAAATGCTTAATTGGAATACCTTTACACCTGGCTTTCCATTGATAAATAGCCGTTTCTCTAATACCTAAAAGCATCGCAAGTCGGTATAAAGAACCAAACTCAAGTTTTAATTCTGTATAAATGTCCATGTAAAACTCCTTTCATTTGTAATACTAGCACATTTTACTACATTTATTATTAGTGTAAACACCTATAAAATATTTTTATAAAAGTGTTGATTTGTGGTAAAAATAAGAATAATATTTAGGTATGCAGTAAATTTATTAATCAATTGAAGAAAGAGAAAGTATATGAAAACATTTATAGAAGCACTTATATTAGGTACGTTAATGTTTGTTATTCCATTAGCTGTATGGATTATCAAGACTGGTGGTCTGTAATGTACGACCAATATTTAAAATCTAATTACGATGCTTGGCTTACTAATGACGATTCTGAATACGTTGATGAAGATGCATTTGAAGAACGAGTCAAAGATTTGTTGTATCACAATGATGACTATAACTGCTGTTTATTTGAAAACTTTAGTGAAGACATTTATTCAGCAACAGCAGAGCAGGCACAATCTATTGAAGAATACTTGCAAAACAAAGACTTTGAGAAACTAGGCCGTTTGTTATGGTGCATATCAATGGAATCTCGTGAGAAGTTTGCAAGAATACAAGCTGAAAAAGAAATGGACAATTAAATGAACTTTGTGAAAGAACTAGAAAAAATGGATAAACGTAAAACTTTTAGTGAGTTGCGTCAAATTAACGTCAATGAGTTTACAGAACGTAAAGGCAATCTAACGTATTTGTCTTGGACTTATGGCTTAGACATTCTATTGCAAAATGATTCTACGGCTACATGGAAGTTTTTAGAACCAATGGTTTATAACGAAACTATGATGGTGCGTACAGAAGTTACAGCTTTAGGTAAAACTTTAGAAATGCAATTACCTGTAATGGACAATCGTAATAACGCAATCAAGAATCCAGATGCTCGTAAAATTTCGGACTCACAGATGCGTTGCTTGGCTAAAAATATTGCTTGCTTTGGTATTGGTTTATATATTTATGCTGGATCTGATTTGCCATCGGATGCTATTGATGAAGAAAAACCTGACATGACAGATTTAACAATACATTGGTTAGACAATATTAACGAATGTTTAGACATGGATACTCTTAAATCAGCATATGGCCAAGCATATAAAGAACTTAGTAAAAACAAAGAAGCTATTGCTAAGATTAGTGCAGCTAAAGATAAAAGAAAGGCAGAATTACTATGAAAGCATTTCCATTATCAAATGAAAAAAATTATGGTCAAGATGGCATGGATTTAAGAGATTACTTTGCAGGACAAATAATTGTAGGATTTCTATCTAATCCTAAAACTGACTATTCAAGTAGATTGA